CCCCACTCAATGGGCTACGGCTAAAGCCAAGATTGAAACCACTACAACCAATCCTGATGGTGAGGTTGTAACCACTTGGAATACCGAGCTGGTTACGGCAGTAGTTGAGTTGGGCTATCTCTGTACCGAATGGGGTACAGATGAGGAGGGTAACCAAGTTTGCTTGAAGACCTCACCGAAGTACGCAGTAGACATCCTATGGACAGGTGAGCCTCTTGCTACGTCTTTTGCCTCTTACGTTGTTTATCCAGCGCCCTGTGGCGTTCACGTGTTCGCAGGATGGGAGCAAGCCTACGCAGAGGAATACTGCAAGGCTAACCCCGAAGCAGCATACTGCCAACCTCCAGTTCCGCCTGTAACTGAATAACGATGACAAAGGAATCCGCAGATAGCGTTATCACCTCTTGGTCGCTTACAGGCGCAGGTCTGTTGGTTGGCTACGTTCATCAAGCTCTTGGCTTGCTGGTCTTGGTAGCATCACTTGCTTACACCTTATGGAAGTGGCGCAGGGATTGGCTAAAGGAGAAGAACAATGCTAATTGAGCGTATTTGGAAAGACCCAAAAACAACAGTATTAGGCCTGCTTATCGTAGGCCTTTGCTTTGTTCTGGTCTTTTTTGAGAAGGCTTCGCTCACGGAGGTATCTGCGTTCCTGATGGGAGCGTTTGCCCTCCTGTTCCTAAAAGACCCTAAAGATGAAAAAGCAGGTAGTAAGTAACCACGTCAGCAAGAGCAAGAAGCGAGGCAAGCATTCAAAGAGCGCCAGCAGCAACAAGCGGAGTAAGAAGTATCAAAAACCTTACGCTTCACAGGGTCGCTAAATCGGATAACGTCCGATTAAAGGAACAAATCGTATCACTTTTGTGCAGTTAAATGCACGTTATGCATAATACTTGAGCTGCAATTTGCATGAAATTTGACAAAAAATCATTCAGGTTTACGAAAATCAAAACCAACACAGAGCAAGATTATACCAAAATCAAAACCAATGAGAACTCTAAACCGCATCATCCTCCATTGCACGGCTACTCCCGAAGGCAAGCACTTTGACGTAGCAACAATCCGCAAGTGGCACTTGGAGCGTGGATGGAAAGACATCGGATACCACTACGTCATCTACCTTGACGGCTCGGTACACGAAGGCCGACCTGTTGAGAAGGTTGGTGCGCATACAAGCGGACACAACGAGGACTCTATTGGCGTGGTATATGTTGGTGGCGTTGATAAGAATGGCAAAGCAAAGGACACCTTGAACGAATCGCAAGAGGTAGCGTTGGTTAATTTGATACAGGCATTGCGAGCAGAACACGGAGAGCTATCACTTCACGGACACAACGAGTATGCAAACAAATCCTGCCCTTCGTTTAACGTCAAAACAAAACTACATTGGCTTCTTTAGATGACTTCATCAACGATTTAGAAAATGCGCCACAACCGACCTGTAACATTGACAATCCTGACGGCTGCGATTCTTGCGGCAGTTAGCGGATGCCGTACTGCGCAACCTATCCTGCAGAGTGTGATTGTCAAGGACACGGTGATTGTCACCGAAACAAAGTACCTGCTGGACACGCTGGAGGTGCTAAAGGACACGACCATCTATCAAGACAAGGTACGCCTCCAGCTCAAGTACATAGACCGAAAGGTCGTGGTTGAGGCTATGTGTGAACCGGACACCATCCGTGTGACGCAAACCAAGCTGCTGACCAAGCAAGAGCCCAAGAAGAAGTCGTGGGAATCGTATGTTGGCATGCTGGCCTTCATCCTCACGTTTGCCTACGTTGTCAAACGCTGGGTGGACAAGCTGACGGCATAAGCCCATAGAGGGCATTTATATGCGTTCTAATATACTTTCCATCCAAAGTGGGATGGTTGCATGTATTGGCATATAAAAGTTCCGCAAATCTCAGATTCCTTTCTTTTTCTTTGTTAAGTTTCTTTTTCTTTTAAGTTACTTGGTCAAGTTAAGAGTTGACTAACTACTTACTTAAGTCAACTTATAACTTAACTAACTTAACTAACTTGAATAAAAAACAAAAAAATCTTTACATACGCAAGTGCCTGTGCATAGATTTTGAAAAAAAGTTTACATGAACGACCACATCTTCATTTACTGGGATGACTTACCTTTGAGCAAACCATCAGATAATGAGCAAGACACCAACCTACTACATCGGCAAGCTGAAGCAAATAGAGGCGAAGGATGTGGTGCAGGACTTCCAACCGGACAACTACAATCTGGGGACTGCACTCACCTACCTGATGAGGGCAGGCAAAAAGCCTAACAACCCAATCACCCAAGACATTCGCAAGGCTATCGCACACCTTGAGTTTGAATTAGAACGCCAAATACACCTATCAGCACAAGATGAGCAACGAGCAACAAGCACAACAACGGAAGGAGTCAATGTCAAGTATGCAGTACTATACTAACCCTGCCAAGCGCAGGAAGATTGACTTCTTGCTGGCTGAATGTGCCTCGCTCTTTGCCAACTGCGGCAGCTCGTATGCTGAACGCCAAGAGGCGAAATACCAAGAACAATCAATTCTTGCAGAAATTGCAAAGATTGACCATCACTTCGCCATCCAATGTGGGTACCACCTACAGGACAACTGAAGTCCTACCATGTGGTGGTGGGCAAAGTCCCCAGCTTAAATGCATTTTATGCATCCAAGCATTGGACAGTCCGTGCAAAAGCCAAAGACAAGCATTGCGCTGAAGTGTTGCAACAACTGCAAGAGTACGACTGCCAGCCCATCCAGCATGTATACATCACCTGCAAGGTGAACTATCGCTACGACATTGACAATTCCATCATGGCGGTGAAGTTTGCGCTTGACGCATTCCGCAAGTGGGGTGGCGTGAAGGATGATTCCCGTGCCTATGTGCGCAAGCTGAAGCTGGAACACGACCCAGACATCCATCCCGATACTGCCGAAATAACTTTCACGGGACTTTTGGTGAATCAATAATTTATTTGCATATTTGTCATGTCAAACAAAAACCAATCATCATGACACTATCACTTTCGCAAGACACTTACTCGCAAACAATCGTAGCGCAGCAGGCGCAAATCAAGGCACTACAAGACAAGGTGCAGGAGCTTAACGCTCGCATTGAGGTCTTGGAGCAGCAAGCAGTTCTATTCATTTAAAAACCAATCTACACAATGGCTAAAATTATTTCTATCACGCCCAAAGGGCAATGGCAAGACCTGTTCAAGTTGGAACTCCGTTTTGATAACGGGGACTTCGGAACGGCATTCGCCAAATCACCAACCCCATCTTATGCCGTAGGCGATGAGGTGGACTACACCAAAAACGAAAAGGGTACTATCAAAATCAACAAGCCGTTTACTGGTGGATTTAGTGGAGGTAACGGAGGCAGCTTCGCCAATACTTCAAAAGTGTCAGGTGATGAACGCTCCGCCTCCATTATCCGCCAAGTAGCTTTGAAGGCTGCGGTGGAGTACGCTTGTGCCGCAGGTCACGATGTGAATACCATCTTGGCTAATGCAGCAACATTCAATGAGTGGATGAACGGTAACCAATCAGCCGCCACTCATCAAGAGCATTTTGCTTCACGCAACGAAAGTCCGTTCTGATTGGTTTCTTCGGACGTTGCGCAAGAGCCTCCTACGGGAGGCTTTTTTTATTCCGAAAACATTTTGCATATTTGTTCCAACCAATCAGAATATGAAACATCCCGACTTATTACCCAACGAATCCTCGTTGCCTTATCTGCAGCGTGCGCTAAAGGGCAAATACTTTGACACCGGCAAGCTGGGTGTCTACGAACTTGATGAGTATGTACGCTTCAAGGATGGCGAGTTTATCGTAGTCACAGGCCACGCCAACGTAGGCAAGACCCATACGCTGATGTACCTTATGCTGCTTCAGTCGTACAATCAGGGCAAGAAGTGGCTCATCTACTCGGCAGAGAACGAAGTTGCCAGCCTCAAGCGTAAGCTCATTGAGTTCATGGTGTGCAAGCCTATACAGGGAATTGATGAGCTGACCATGTTCCGCAAGCTGGACTGGATAAACGAGTACTTCCAGTTCATTGACGGCAACAGGTTGTTCAATGCCTTTGACCTCATTGATGTGATGGAGTCCATCAAGAACGAATGGGGCTACACCGGTGCGCTGATTGACCCGTACAACAGTCTAACCACCGACCAAAAGAAGCTGGGCAAAACAGGCATGCACGAATACCACTACGAGGTGGCAAGTGCCATACGGGTGTTCGCCCACAAGAACAACGTCACAACGATTGTAAACACCCACCCCGTGACGGAGGCCATGCGCAGAACGCACTACAAAGGCCATCCATACGAGGGCATGCCAATGCCCCCAATGACCAGCGATATTGAAGGAGGCGGCAAGTGGGGCAACAGGGCTGATGCCGTGGTGATTATTCACCGCTACTCGCAGCACGAAACGGATTGGATATACACCCACATCCATGTGCGTAAGGTAAAGGAAATGGAAACGGGCGGCAGGGTAACTCCGCTTGACACACCCCTTGTTCTGCAGTCAATGATTGGTAACGTGGGATTCAAAATAAATGGGCGTAATTTGTTGACGCAAACAAAGGATGAACCGACACCACTAATAAGCCCAGACGATGTACCCTTCTGAAGAACTCCATGACCTGTACATCAGGGAAAAGCAGCTGATGCTATCCGGCACGGCTATGTGGCTCGCAAAGCAAGCAGCAGACAAAGCCAGCGGAAGGGAAGTGCAAGATGAAATGATTGACCACCTGATGAACGTGCATCACGCAGACCAGCTCTTGCAGCAGTTCATTGACTATCGCTTGTTTGCCAACCGCAAACTCAACGAGGTAATGCTTGCCAATGCCCAGCTGCGAGTGAATAACGAGGAAATGATATTGGAAATTGAACGGCTGCAGCGCATTATTGAGGACAATATATGAAGCAGATATTCTCACCCTTCCAGCAGTACGAGTGCTTCCGGGTAGATGGCGTTGACTACATCTGCTTGGACTACCAAATCATTCAAGATGCACAGGACAAACTGGTGCAGCAGTTCTCTTGGTTTAAATTCAAGAGGCTATCCGACCACAAGCACTACGAAGTACCAATCACCAAAATAATAGAAACCAAAAAAGAGGGCAGAGCAACACTCTGCAAATGCAAATGAGAGCTTTTGAACTACAACAAATGGCACGAGCCAAGAACGCAACACTTGCAAGACTTGGCCTTGAAGATTTAGACACTCGCAAGCGTGAATACACTTTGGCCCGTGGCGCATTTGTAAACGCATACCGCCATAAGGCCACGCTGATGGAGCTGGGTAAGATTATTGGCAAAGACCATTCAACGGTAATTCACGCCATCAGAGAACACGGAGCAAGACTCAACTACAAGGACTACCGATGGGCTTACAAGGTTGCCTGTGAGATTCGTGAGGAATACCCAATTGAAACCGCAGAAAGCGTAGATAGCAAATCCCTTGAGGATGAAATCAAAAAGCTTAACGACATGGTATCGGAGTTAGTTAAATATAAAGAACTATATTTAACCCTGAAAAAAACCTTTGATGAATTTTAATGTTGGCATATACCCCATCTACGGAATCCTTTTTGGTGGCAACTGGTCAAAGACCGACTACCTTGATGAGGAAGAAACCGAGCAAAAGGTGCAGATTGCACTTGGTATACTGCTTGTAGAACTAACGTGGTTTGATTGAAGCGTTCTACATAGAGAACCGCAGGAAGCTGGTGAACTTCATCAAGGGTTACGCTGGCGATTATGAGCTGGCGGAAGACGTGGTGCAGGAGGTGTTCCTCCGGCTGCTGCTTCTGCAGGCAGAAGGCAAGACACACTTCGCCCAAGATGGCAAGGTCAACTTCTTCTTCGTGTACCGAGCCTGCGTTAACCTATGTATCAAGCTGGCAACCGCCAAGCAAAAGCACCAGAAGATATCCTTTGGTGACATCATGGAGCTGGATGAATGGCTGCAAGCAACAGATGAGCGATACCCCATTGAGGAAGACCTCGCCTACGAGAACCTATTAAAGAACGTCACCAACGAAGTAGATGCCCTGCGCTGGTATGACAGAGAAGTCCTGAAACTATCAATGGACTACTCGGTCAGCGCACTTGCCAGAGGCACAAACATCAGCCGTGATTCATTACGCAACACCCTAAAAATAGCAAAAGATGAACTCCGAGAACGAACCGAAGAAACCTACCAAGCGTGGAAGGAAGCCGAAAGGTCTGGGGGATGTGATTGAAAACATCACCGAAGCAACCGGCATCAAAGCAGCGGTTGAATGGTTTAGCGAAGCAACAGGCGTTGACTGCGGATGCGATGCCCGTAAGGAGAAGCTCAACAAGCTATTCCCCATCCATAACCCAGAGTGCTTGACAAAGGAGGAGTACGAGTTCATCGGAACCATCATTGGTCAGCGCAAGCTCACCTACGCCCAGCGTGAGCAGATAGCCAAGATTCACGCACGGGTGTTCCGCCATAAGTACGTAGTGCCATGCACCTGCTCACCAAAGTTGTGGGCAAAGTGGATTAACAACCTCACGGAACTCCACGCAGCGTATGAAGTATAACGCCAGAAAGTTCGTGCAGGCATCCTACGACCGCAATGATGATTGGGGCAAGGAGGTGCTTGTGCGCTGGCTGCAATCGTACGGCACAAGGTTCACCATCATTGACAAGGAAAAGGAGGACTACAAGGTGGACATCGTGGTGCTGGACACCAAAGCCGACAAGCTGATGAGCTTTGAGGTGGAGGTGAAGCACGGCTACCCGTTCACCGATGAGGCCTCGTTCAAGTTTGATTCGGTCAGCTTCTTGGGCAGGAAGAAAAAGTACGGTGACTTCTGGTATGCCATTGTGTGTGCAGAAACCGAAGCCATACTGATTGCCCATTCGTATGAAATCTACAAGGAGGAATACCGTGAAATCAAGACAATAGCAACAACCGAGCGTAATGGCTTGGATGAGTTCTATCGTGTGCCTAAATCTAAATGTATTTTCTATGCCAATACCAGAACCCAAAGCCGGTGAGAAGCAGGCCGACTACATCCAGCGTTGTATGGAGGTAACGTCAGGCGAAGCTGAATCAACAGAACAGGCGTTAGCAATCTGCTACGCCAAGTGGAAGGAGGGCAAATAGCCCTCTTTTCTTTTTCGGTCAAGTTGTGAATCAAATCGTTCTTTATTGATAATCACTTTTTTATTCCGAAAAGTCACCGCACATTTGGGTATAATTAAAAACCAATCGTTATGACCTACTACAATTTTAACATCACATTAGCTAATAATGCTGATGAAAATATCTTGGTATCAATAGCTGCTAATTCTTGCGCCTCTGCGCTTGAAAAGGCATACAAATATGCTAACGAACAAAACAAAGGCAAGGCCTCTATTGCCTATGTAAATTTTCACATCGCCTAAAATCAATCTTAAAAAAACCAATCACAATGTTTAACAAGTATGAATGGCTTACTCGTAAGCAAGATGCCCTGAAAGACCACATCTCTTGGGAAGTGCGTCACGGCAACGAAGTTGACACCGATGAACTGCGTGAGCAACTCGCCATTGAAATTGAAAACTCGGTAATCTACTACCATGAGTGCTTTGACATCATCAAGTCCTGCGGCTTTACCCATTGGTCTGACCACGAGCTTGGTCCAATCACCAACGTAAGCGAAGCTGCTTCTGTTGCCCTGTACGACTTCTGCAATGAAGAACTTAACCTTGACGAACTGCTTGCTGAAGCACTTGAAGAAATTGAAGATGCATCAAATTAAAGTACTCCTCGCAAAGACTGTCGCTACTGCGGCAGTTCTTTTCCTCTTGTTCGCTACTTGTTTCATCGCTGACCGCCTC